TTGGGGACTTGGCCTACAAGGATGACGCCAAATTCCCGACCGGGCCGTGGTGCAAGGAAGGTGACTGGATTGTTTTTGGTCGATACGCCGGGTCTCGAATCTCTATTGACGGTGGGGAGATTCGAATCTTGAACGACGACGAGATTATCGGACGGATTAACGACCCTTCCGACGTTCTTCACATGTAAGGAGTATCTTATGTCAGCGACAAGTCAAGAATTGGAATACGGAATTGGCGAGGATGAAAATCCCGCAACGGTGGTCTTTGACCAAGAGAGCGACGAAGGCCCAGTCACCGCTGAGGTCCTGAACGAAGCGGAAGCAGAGGCCGAATCTCACGAAAGTGAGGTAAATCAGTACAGCGAAAAAGTTAAAAAGCGTATTGATAAGCTCACCGCTCGCCTGCGAGAAACCGAGCGCCGTGAAGCGGCGGCCATTGACTATGCTCAGAAGGTGCAGGCGCATGCCCAGCAGCTTCAGCAAAAGTACCAGCAGACTGGGGACAAGCTAATTGGCGAGGCCCAGAACCGCATTGGAACGCAGGTCGTAGCCCTCAAGCAGATTATCAAGAAAGCCCGCGAAGAGGGTGATATTGATACAGAAACTGAGGCGCAGGAACGGCTGACCAGCATTTTGATGGACCAACAGCGCATTTCTGACGCTGCGTCCCAGCGGGAAAACATGCGACTGGCCCAGCAGGCAGCACAGGCGCAGGTGTACCAGCAGCAGGTGGTGCAACAGAAGCCGGCTCCTGTTCAGCGGGTAGACCCCCGAGCAGAAGACTGGGCGGAAAAGAATCCTTGGTTTGGATCAGATACCGTCATGACCCACGCGGCATGGGGCATTCATAAGGAATTGATTCAAAAAGAAGGATTTGATCCGCAGTCTGAGGAGTACTATGATGAAATTGACCGACGAATGCGTGGAATTTTCCCGCAGAAGTTTAATGGGTCAACGAATTCCAGAGGCAACCGGCCCGTGCAAACGGTTGCCCCTGCAAACCGTTCTACGGGAGTTACAAATGCACGCCGCACTGTTCGGTTGACCCCGAGTCAGGTTGCGATTGCCAAAAAGTTGGGTGTTCCGCTTGAGGAATACGCCAAGTACGTGAAGGAGTAAACCATGTCCGACGCTTTTGATGTACCAAAACTGAACCGTAGCGCGCGAGATGCTGAGAGTCGTGATGCTACTGCGCGTCGTAAGCCGTGGACCCCTCCGTCACGTCTTGACGCCCCACCTGCCCCTCCGGGCTATAAACACAGATGGATCCGTGCCGAATCTGGCGGACAGGAAGACCGTATCAACATCGCAGGTAAGCTGCGAGAAGGATACGAGCTGGTCCGTTCGGAAGAGTACCCTGAATTCATGGTTCCTACTGTTGAAGACGGTCGTCATGCTGGGGTTATCAGCGTTGGCGGTCTCTTGCTTGCAAGAATCCCGGAAGAAACGGTGGACGAACGTAACGCTCATTACGCCTCACGCACCCACGACCAGCTTAAGGCTGTCGACAATGACCTGCTGAAATCCAACTCGCACTCGACGATGAGGATTGACCGGCCATCGCGGCAGACCCGTGTGTCATTTGGTGGCCCTAACAAGGCCTCGTAAACAATTTTGAGGAAATAGACAATGGCAAATGTTGACAAAGCCTTTGGCCTGCGTCCGCTCGGTAACCTTTCTGCTACTGGTGCCCAGAAGCAGTACGGCTATGAGATTGCGGATAATCAGTCCGGAGCAATTTATCAGGGTGACCTTGTCACCATCGTTGATGGTTATGTCGTGAAGTTTCTTCCGGGCACCCATTCGGCTGCTCTGGGCGTTCTTAACGGCTGTAACTATGTTGACCCGACGACGGGCAAGCCGACGTGGAAGAACTACTACCCCGGTAGTGTGAACATCACGCAGGGCGTTATCACGGCCGACGTAATTGATGATCCGAATCAGCTGTTCATCATTCAGGCGGACGAGGATGTCGTTAAGGCTGACATTGGCAAGAACGCTGATGTCGTTGGCACCGGCGGCAATACCACCACGGGCGTTTCTTCGATGGAATTGGATTCGTCCACCATCGCTGATACCGCCGCTCTCAATCTTAAGATTGTGGGCCTGTGGAATGTTCCGGGCAATGCCTTTGGCGACTATGCAGTTGTCGTTGTGAAGATCAACGAGCATCTGTACGGTTCCACCGGCGTCAAGGCTGTGACCTAAGAGAGGTAATTAAAAATGGCAATTTCACGTGCACAGCTTGTAAAAGAACTGGAGCCGGGCCTTAACGCCCTGTTCGGTCTTGAGTACAAGAACTACGAGAACGAACATGCGGAAATCTACGACGTTGAGTCGTCTGACCGTGCGTTTGAAGAAGAGGTGATGGAAGCCGGCTTCGGCGAGGCTCCTGTCAAGTCCGAAGGCGCTGGCGTCGCTTATGACTCCGCGCAGGAAGTCTATACCTCGCGTTATACCCATGAGACCATCGCTCTGGCGTTCAGCCTGACGGAAGAGGCCGTTGAGGATAACCTCTACGACCGCCTGTCCGCTCGCTACACCAAGGCGCTTGCGCGTTCCATGGCGACCACTAAGCAGATTAAAGCCGCTTCGGTTCTGAATGGTGCGTTCGATACCTCGCTTGGCGGTGACGGCAAGCCCCTTTGTGCGGATGACCATCCGACTCTGTCTGGTCCGAATCTGCGCAATGAGCTTGCTACTGCTGCAGACCTGTCGGAGACCTCCCTTGAGCAGGCGCTCATCGACATCGCCGCCTTCACGGACGAGCGTGGTCTGAAGATTGCCGTTCAAGGCCTGAAGTTGATTATCCCGAAGGAACTGCAGTTCACTGCGGATCGCATCCTGAAGTCGACCCTCCGTGTTGGTACGGCGGACAACGACATCAATGCCGTCCGTAACATGGGCATGATCCCGCAGGGCTATACGGTCAACCATTACCTGACCGACCCCGATGCGTGGTTCATCAAGACGGATGCCCCCAACGGCATGAAGATGTTCCAGCGTGTGGCGATCAAAACTGGTTTCGAAGGCGACTTCGACACCGGCAATGTTCGCTACAAGGCTCGCGAGCGCTACAGCTTCGGCTTCAGCGATCCGCGCGGCATCTTCGGGTCCCCGGGTGCGGGCTAAAAGCTAGTCAAAAGTAGCTTTGAAAGGGGGCTGTTAAAGCCCCCTTTTTTGTTCTACACTCCTTAGGAACTAGGAATTTTTATCCGTACCGACTGACCTAGCAGACGTTGTAGAGACGGTACGGAGATGTGCTACAACACGAGGATTACACCATGGCCAGCACTACTTTTTCGGGTCCAGTTACCTCCACCAACGGTTTTGTTGGGGCCGTGACGGGCGCTGTTTCCGCCACCACTATTTCTGCTTCCAGCACTCTTGCTGTTACCGGAAATTCCACCCTTTCAGGGACTGCTAACGTAATCATCATCCCGACTTCCGACCCCGGTGTTGCCGGTGCGATTTGGAATGACGGGGGCACGTTGTCCGTTTCTGCTGGTTAATAGGGGGCTCACATGAGCTTCGCAAGTGATGTCCAGTCGGTACAAAAAACCGACACCGCCACGGCTGTCAACGGAAGAACCCGTCTTCAGGGCCTGTATTTTACCAATACTGGCACTGCCGCTACCCTGACCTTTAGGTCAGGGGGAGGATCCGGGACCGTAAAGCTTACGGTCAATACTCCGGCAGCGGCAGGGGCGCAAGACCTGATGATCCCGGACAACGGCATACTGTTTGAAAACGGGATTCACGTTACCTTCAGCAGCGCAGAAGTCACTTCTGTTACTTTGCTGTTTGTAGGCGGAGCCGCTGCCTAATGGCTAAAGGAATGGGAATTCGGACTTCTGTGAGGTCTGGTAATTTCCGTTCTACCAAGTCTGGAGCGGGAATGACCAAGAAAGGCGTTGCCGCTTACCGCAAAGCTAACCCCGGGAGTAAGCTGCAAACCGCTGTAACAGAAAGCAACCCATCCAAGTCTCGCGCAAAAAGGAGGAAGTCTTTTTGCGCCCGTTCTGCGGGACAAATGAAACAGTTCCCGCAGGCCGCGAAAGACCCCAATAGCCGGCTAAGGCAGGCCCGAAAAAGATGGAAGTGTTAAGTCGTGGAAATGATGATTTGGAACATTGTCCTCACCGCGCTTGTGGCTATGATGGGCTTCTTTCTTAAAGACAAGTTCGCAGAGCTGGGCCGTCTGGGCGTTCTTCTAAACAAGACTAGAGAAGAAATTGCTCGCGATCACATTACACGCGCAGAGGTCAGGGCAGATATGGAGAAGTTGGTTGAGCATGTGGACAACCGCTTTAACCGACTAGAAGTGAAACTCGACGTACTAGCCAAGGGTACTTAAATGAAAAGCAAACGCGGAATGGGCAGTGCCACCCGAGGTGGCGGATGCGTGGTCAAGCGCGCTGGAGGAACGCCTCCTAAAGGCGAAAGTGCAGCAGAAGGCCTTGGCTTTCCTAAAGGCGGTCGGAAGGACGCGCTTTCTAGGTTGGCTGATATTACTGCGCCTATGTTGAAGAAGCCTAAGCCTAAGACCATGAAAACCAAAAGTGGCAGGAGGCTCCCCCTTGAGCCCATGATCAAACGCTAGGAGATAACAATGCCTAAATCACGTGGAATGGGCTGCGCCACCAAGGGCGGTGGCAAGGGCAAGATGATCAAGGCGACCAGCAAGAAGACTGGCCCCGTCATGATGCGTAATGGCGGCAGTTGCGTGGCTAAAAAGGCGGGCGGAGGAATGATGAGGCGGGGCTACAAGTAGAAAATGGCTACTTCGGGGACAACGGACTTCAATCTCCAAATCGACGACATCGTCGAGGAGGCGTTTGAGCGCTGCGGAATGCGTGTAACCAACGGTTACATGCTCAGTTCTGCCCGTCGTTCCTTGAATATCCTGTTTCTGGAATGGGCAAACAGGGGGTTAAACCTCTGGACCATTGAAGAAGCGACTTTTCCCTTGTCCGTTGGGTCAAGAGAACTGACTTTGTCCTCTGACACGGTCAATGTGCTGTCCGCCGTCATCCGAGATGCCACTCAAGCGCCGTCTACCGACATTACAATCGATAGAATCGGTCGCGAAGAGTATTTGAACATCCCGGACAAGACGACGCAGGCCCGCCCTGCCCAGTATTACGTCCAGCGGGCCAATACGTTTAAGGTTTTCCTGTATCCGGCCTCAGATTCGGCCCAGTACACCTTTGTTTACTATCGGATTCGCCGGATTCAGGACGCCGGGGGCTACACCAACACGGCGGATGTCAATTTTAGATTTCTCCCCTGCTTGGTTTCTGGGCTTGCGTACCATCTTTCGCTTAAGTACTCCCCTGAACGGACCCAAATGCTCAAGGCCTTGTACGAAGAGGACTTCACACGGGCTGCTCAGGAGGACCGGGACACGGCAAGCCTTCGTCTGGTGCCCGATCTAGGGGCCTGACATGGCCTACGCCACAGGTAAATACTCGTTTGGGCTCTGCGATTACTGCGGGCAGCGGTATCGGTACAACGTCCTGCGCAAAAACTGGCGGGGATTCAAGGTATGTCCGGACGACTACGAGCCTAAAGAGCCCCAGTTAGAGCCCTTGAAGTACCAAGGGGACGCT